AGCACATAGTTTGATATTCGTGCTGTGCGTCCAGGCCATGCATCAAATATGCGCTGCATGGCCAGCTCTTGACGATGATGCGGAACATCAATGTCCACATCGGGTAAATCATCTCGCAAGGGGTTGAGAAAACGTGCAAATGGTATGTTCCACTCTATTGGATCCACGTCAGTGATGCCCATGAGATAGCACACCAGACTGGAGCCTGCGGAGCCACGAGTCATGTGAGGAATGTCTGAGTTTAGATCCAGCACACGCCGGATTTTTAGGAAATATTCAGTAAAACGCTGTGCTACTATTACTTCGAATTCTTCTACAAGTCTGAGTTGATATTGTTCTGAGTCTGGACAAGGTCTGCGAAATTGTTTCAGTAGTGCTTCAATCTGTTCTAAATCTGTCATTGGTTGCCTTTGAGTTGCCTTACCCGATATTTACGAACAAGGTAACCTCTGGGCAAAATTATGACGTCACCGCTTTGACCACGGCAAAGTTGAACACAGGTTGTTCTGTGGTAGTGCCGGCTGTGGTAGCAAATGTAATTCTAAAGCTACCTGTGCCCACCGCGGTGACATGAGTTCGATACAGATCAGTGCCGGATTTTTGATTCACAATCACAGTGTCTGTGGCTGCAACTTTGGAGTTGGTAACAGTAAAACTTTGCCAGGAAGTAGAACCCGCAGCAGATACCAAAGTGATTGCACCAGAATAAGCATTGATTGTAACACCAGTGGTTCGAGAAGATCCTTGTGTTACTGTGCTACCGGCGCCAGCAGCATAGCCAATGGCAACTCCTGCGCTGCCTAGTTTGGGGCGAGTTAGATCAATGACAGAAATTGTGGTGCCGCCATCGTTGGTTGAAAATTCAAAATCATATGTTCCTGTGGCGCCAAAAGTTATGACACTACTGGCATATCCTTGTAGCCCATTGACTCCCAGACTCACAGCAGCCGGCAATGTAAGTGTGTAAGCAGTGTTTGAGACCACTATTCTAAAACGTAAAACCCCTACTGTGCCTGCTGTTGGCCAATTGCTGAACGCCAAACTGACGTTGCCAGTTTGACTGGGCATGGTATAAAAATTAGCAGCCGCATAGTCCAATGTAACAGATCCTGAACTGGCAGCAAAAGTGACCAATTTGTAACTTACATCACTGAGTTGAACAGCATAAATGAGATTGTCATTCATGTTGTTGTCTAGCGTGGTTCCTGCCAGCGCAGATTTAAAAACTGTGTTGGTTTGCAGCTCGGTGATTTCATCGGCAGCGTATTGAAAATTTGTTTTGGTATTGGTAAAATTGTCACGCATACCCTGCGTGTTGTTGGGCACGCCCGGAATTGGGTAATTGCCGTCGATGTTGTTTGGGTTAATTTGACTGGTCATAGAACGTCCTGTTGTTAGATATTTATTTGATTGGTAAATGCACTAAATAATCCAAAGGTCCACGGAATATGCAAAAGCGCACCCGAAGTATATTAGAAGAATTAGACAGTTTATATATTGAGCGTGATCCTCGAATTCTCATTGAAAATCGTGCTCACAATATTATTTCTAGTGCCATCCGTTTGCTAGAACAAATCGAAGCAGAATTTAGTCCTGAACAAGCTGAAAATCTACAGCGCAAATTGTTGAACGCTATTCGCACCAGAGATACTGGCAAGTTTGCTAGATCCGTAAGGAGAACCAATGCAGATCTATGAACTAACCAGTAAAAACAACTCCGCAACAACCGAAGCAGTAAATTGGGGTGCAGTGGGCAAAGCCATTGGATCTGCTGCCACTGCTGCTGCTGGAAATTATGTTAACAAAACCACAGGCATAGATCTTGCCAAAGATCCTGCCAATGCTTATGCAGGCCCGGCCGCAAGAGACAAGGCCATGGCCGCAGTGGCCACTATGAGCAAGCCACAGGCCGCAGAACAAAAGAAATTGTTTGACAAAGCACTGTCTCAACTCATGGCAGAAAAAGGAGTGACCAATGTTGCTGCGTTGACACAAAGTGATACCAAGGGCCTGAGTCAAAATCTATATCAGCAGATTCTAAAAAACCTGCTGCAGGGCAATCTAACCGACTACACAGATTTGCCAAATCTAGTTGCTCAGGGCCAGCCCAAGCAAGAAGCAACCAAAATAGTTCAACGAATAACTGATGCAATGACAAAAATTCAGGATGTTCCAAACTATGATCCTCGAAACCCGGCTGCACAGCTGGCCGCCTGGGAAGCACTCACACAGGCCTGCGGGGAAGCCATGGTCATGTTGAAATTTAACCGTGGCGGCGGTGTTGCCGGACAAACTGCCACCCCGTCGAATATAAATCCAGCAATACAGCAAATGGCCAAGGCCGCTGCTGCTGGCAAGTTGACAGCTCAGCAGTTGAACATCAAACCAACAGTTATATCGAGTTTGCAAAGCAAATTTCCACCAGGCACAGACCCCAAAGTTGATATGTTGTTCCAAGCACTAGGATTGTATCCAACACCATGATTACACGTTTATTCGAAGGCGGCAACGTATTCAAAGACGCACAAGGACAGCCACTTACACAGCGTATTAACCAAGCAGACGTGCCGGCTACCATTGCCTTTGTTGGCAAAATACTTGGAATGGAAATTCCTCAAGACCGTTGGCTAGGTTCAACTGGTCGCAAGCCCACGTCAGGTGATTTGGACATTGCAGTGGACACTGCCGAATACAACAAAGATCAAATTGCCTCAGCACTCACTGCCTGGGTGCAACGCAACGGCGGCGATCCCAAAGAGTTTGTGGTCAAAAAAGGCGAAGTGCACTTTAAAACTCCCATCAAAGGAGATCCACGAAACGGATATGTGCAAACTGATTTTATGTTTTTGCCCAACGTAGACTGGGGAACATTTTTCTATGGTGGTGCAGAAGGATCCAATTACAAAGGTGTAAACAGAAACATTTTGATGTCTAGCATTGCCAAGAGTCAGGGCCTCAAAGTAGGACTGAATGGCATGTTTAGCCGAACTACAAATCAGCTGGTCAAAGGAGGTCTTGATCCAGACTATGTGGCCAAGGTATTGTTGGGCCCAGGCCACAATAGATCCAGTCTCAAAAATGTTGAAACCATATATCGAGCATTGGCCAACGACCCCAACAAGGATGCCAAACTTGCAGACTTCCGCGAATATCTACAGCGTGAAGGACTACAAGAACCTGATCTTGTGCGTGAAAATTCAGACACAAACTTTCTGGCACGTTTGCGTGACAGAATTGTAAACCAAGGTATGGCGCCACTGATCGAAGCAGAAGCTGCCAACCCATATCAGATCTACGAAGCCGATGAAGGCAACGTAGGCGGCAGAGCCAAGGGTATTGAACACATCGAAGACCTTGTGTTCCGCAAAGGATCACGTGGCGTAGACGAAGCGTTGGCCATTATTCAACATGCCATAGAAGCACCGCAAAAAACCACCAGTGTAAAGTGGGATGGCAAACCTGCTGTGATTTTTGGTCGCAAGCCAGCCACTGGAGAATTTGTGCTCACAGATGGATCGGGATTTGAAGCCAAGGGCTATGATGGCCTGGCCACATCGCCCAAGATGATGGCACAGATTCAAAGCCAACGATCAGGCGAACGTGGTGACCTAATTCAATTATACGCAGATCTTTGGCCGCAACTGGAAGCAGCTACACCTGCAAACTTTCGAGGCTACGTCAAAGGCGACTTGTTGTATTATCCACAAAAGCCCTGGGAAGAACAAGCCGGTAATCTTGTATTCAAACCCAACACAGTGGAATATCGTATACCAGTCAAAAGCGCCTTGGGACAACGAATTCGCAACAGCTCCACAGGTATTGCCATGCACACCATGTATGCCGATCAAGGCGAGCCCAAGCAGCCGCTCAGCAGAGTTTCTTTCAACGAAGTTCCTGGCCTGCTATTGATTGAACCCATTTACGGCAAAGGTATTACACCGCAGGATCCAGCGCAGGCCAAAGGACAGGCTGCATTGCTCAAACAAATAAAACAAATACGTCAAAGCAAGGGTGCTGCCATAGACACACTGTTTAATCCTGCCGAGCTCAGAACCATGCAGATCACAGATTTGGCCAAGCTGTGTGTAGACTACATCAATTTTAGAATCAAGCAGCCTGGCGGTAACTTTAACAACTTGTTGGCAGACTTTGGCCAATGGTTGCAAACCAAGGTCACCCCTAAGAAGTTTTCCAATATTGTAGAATACTTAAAAAGTCCTGCCAGCAACACCGACGGGTTGGCTGCGGCATTTACTTTGTTTTTGTTGTTGCATGATTTAAAACTAGACATCCTGCGTAACTTGGATTTGAAAGATCCTGGACACGAAGGTTGGGTCATGGCCACGCCTGCAGGCTATGCAAAAGCAGTAAATCGCTTTGATTTCACTGCTAGAAATGCAGCACAAAACAATCCTCAACAGGCACAAATTTTGCCAAAAGGATAAATAAAAGCAGGTCCACCGAGACCACATATTAAGGAGATTTTAAAATGGCTTATTATACCCCAGTTAACGGTGATGCACAACCAGTATTTGCACTGGACACACAGAACGGCCCTATCGCTGCTTCTACAGCTACCGCTGGTACCCCAGTTCAACCACAAGGTCCAAAACTTGACTTCTTCCGCGTTGTAGCTAACACTACAGTCGCTGGCGAGCAAGGCGTACAAGAATACGTTGCTAACGTTATCACTGCTATTCAGCAGACTGCTACCGTTGCTATGTATCAAGTTGACGCTACTGTATTGAGCTTTGCTGTTTACCCAACCGGCGCTTTCGCTGGTAACGCTACAGTTAGCGCCGCTAACTTCCTGAGCGCAGCCAATATTACCTATACTGGCTTCCAACTCAATAGCTGCACCAACGCTGGCTTCAAGCTATCGACCTGATAGTTTTTAACCCAATTAACCCCGGACATAAAAACTCCGGGGTTTTCTTTTGGCCGTAAATAACCCTACTATGAAGATACTGTGCCGAACTCTTTTTGATTGCAGTCAAACAAAAACCACTGGACATTTCCGTTTAAGTCAACTGCCGTTTGTGGATGGCGCAGGCAAAACAATACGTAATTTAAATGATTGGACTTATTCAAGAAATCAACAGAGAAATTTTGAAACCATCATGCAAATGATCAGCCTACGAGCGCAGCCTGAAATTATTCAATCGCCAACAGAAAACAATGGCACCTGGGAATTTGAATTTGCAGTAGAGCAAGCAGGTGTGTATAGCCGAGACGGCACACTTGACTCCACGGCAGGACTGTTGGTCGAATGCGAAGGCACTCCAATGATAGTTGGCCTGGGCGAAAAGCAACCATTGGATCCTGTGTTGATCACACAAGGACAACAACAAAACATATGGTTCAAAACGGTAAATAAGTCATTGGAGCACACTGATGGTTGAACCCACTGACATCGAAAAGAAAAGTCTCGAAGCCCACGTAGAACTGTGTGCCGAACGCTACAAACTACTGGAGACCAAGCTGGAAACAGTGGAACAAGGCGTTATTACAACCAAGAACATGGTACAAAATCTTTCTGACACTGTGAGCAAAATGGCAGAAAAAAGCAATGATCGATTGATCAAATGGGGCGTAGGCATCATTGCCACACTGGCCGGCGTCTGCGGCTGGTTGTTAACTCATTACATTAAATGAACACAGAACAAAAAATAGAGCGCTGGGCCGAACGCGAGATTAAAAATAATCTCCATATCCTTATCATAGACGACGAGCAAGGTGGTCACATTGCATTTGGAAATTACTACATTCAGCCCACAAATCAAGGAGTAGCAGTCTATAGCCTCAGTAAGGATCTAGTTGGCAAATTCAGCAACAAAAGAACAGCATTGAGCTATTGCGTAGCCGACAAATTCAATAGACTAAACCTTGCTATTCAGATCAAAAATTTAGATACAAAAAAACAAATTCTAGCCGACGACATAGCTTGCCAGCAAGGGCTGAACAAAAGATCACGCAGCCAAGAATTTCAAGAAATGGTGCAAACCAAAATATATCCTAAATTAACACAGTATAATTCTGTTTGTCGAGAACTTGAAAAATGTGTAATTTCGGCTAAATACTTACAACTTAAAGGATTCCAAAATGAAACTGCAAGAGTTTTCACAAGTCAAGCCTACTAAACAAGTGTCTAAAGTAATGGAAAGTTATTTTGGCTCTAAAATGGCATTTGATGAGCTAACTGCACCTCAGTGCAAGAGTATGCTGTTGCGTGTGAGAAAAGTGCTTGGCGAAAATCGTCGCAGCCCTGGATTTCACAAAAGCGAACAGAACCCATCTTATCTCAAGCTGGTAATGATAGAGCAAGCTCTTTCAGCAAGACTCAAAGAGACCATGCCTGCACCTGCACCGGCTGCTGCACCTGGCACTGCTCAACCCAAGCCTGGACAGCCTACCAGTCAAGTAGATCCCAAGCTCAAGGCAGCTCAAGACAAAATCAAGAAGGGCATGACTCTGAATCCCGAAGAACAAAAGCTTGTAAACGACAACGCTGCTGCAATGACCGAAAACAAACTGCGCCGTGCTTATCGCATGCTGAAAGAAAGTGAAGTTCAGCAGGCTCAAGTTGTTCTTGCTGCTCAAGACATGGTTGACAAAATGCAAGGCATGTTGGAAGACGTCTCAGAACTACAGTTCAAAGAACTGCCTGCTTTAGTAGACTCAATCAAGAACCAAGTTGGCATCGATCAAGCCACTCAATTCAACACTGATGCAACCGCAGCTCTTACTGGCCTCATGCAGAACCTGCAAGGCGCTAAACAACAACTCGACGCTGCCTTGGGCGTGGTAACTGGCCAAGCTCCATCTGGTGTCCCAGGCATGGATGCCGGCGCTGACCTAGCTGCTGCCGGTGCCGACCTGGCCGCTGGCGATCAAGCACTGGATGCTGGTGAAGCTGATCTAGACGCCGGTGCCGACGCCGGTGCCGAATTGGCCGCGGCTGATTTTGGTGACGAAGCCGAGCCTGCACCTGCTGCTGCTCTGGGCCGTGGTCGTAGATAATGAGAATTGATGAAGTTGCGCTGCCATCTGTAAACACCGAGCCCAACTCATTGGTTGGGCTTGTTAAGTTTTTGTCAGGGCGTGCAGACGATTCAAATTCTCAAAAACAAATCAGCAAAGACGCATTTATTTCGGCTGCCCAAAGTTTGGGTGTCATGGTTACTCCACAAAACATTGATGAGTTAATTCTCAAACCTCCATTGAATGGAGTATTGGAACCCGTGGACCCTCAAAACCCTGATGTAATATCATTCAAAGGTGCCAACATTGGGCCAGCCAAAATGACAGTGCCCCAGGCTCAACAAGTCGTCAACAAAATGGCCAAGTCAGCTATGAAAAGGTCTATGTAAACGCAAGGTTGACTCAAGGCGTTAATATTAGTATAATGCTCTAGGAGACGCTATGAAAAAGTTACTTGCAATTGGGTTATTTGCAATCAGCACAGCCGCAATGGCACAACACCATCATGGACATTGGCATCACGGCCATGGCGGACATTGGCATTGGGTTGCTCCTACTCTAATTGGTGGTGTAATTGGTTATGAAATTGCACGTAACCAGACACCAGTGGTAGTTCAACAACCTCCAGTGATAGTTCAGCAGCCCCCGATTGTGATGTCACAGAATTGCAGCCCGTGGACAGAAGTGCAAAACAGCGATGGAACTATAACTAGAACAAGGACTTGCTCTCAATGAAACATTGGAAAGCTTATATCAAAATTGTAACGTCCAAAGATTCTTGTCAGCAATACGAAGCCGTGGTTGCAGCCACAACCGAATACGAAGCAGTTGACAAGTTCAAGAAAAAATACGGACAAGATTGCATCATTGGATGGGTAAAGGAAACTAAATTATATGGCCTACAGTCAGTCGGTTATTGATCATTATGAAAACCCACGCAATGTGGGTAGCTTTGCCAAAGACGATCCCGAAGTGGGCACCGGCATGGTCGGCGCCCCAGCCTGCGGTGACGTAATGAAACTGCAAATCAAAGTCAATCCTGACACAGGAGTTATTGAAGATGCCCGATTCAAAACCTACGGATGTGGATCTGCGATTGCAAGTTCCTCTCTTGTTACCGAGTGGGTTAAAGGCAAGACGTTGGACGACGCCTCAGCTATTAAAAATACAGAGATTGCTCAAGAACTCTCGCTGCCCCCAGTCAAAATCCATTGTTCAATCCTTGCTGAAGACGCGATCAAAGCAGCAGTAGAAGATTACCGAAAACGACATGTTAACACTAACTGATTCGGCAGTTCGTAAAATACAACAAACACTCAAACGCCGCGGTAGCGGCGTTGGTGTTAGAGTAGGTGTAAAAACTACTGGTTGCTCTGGACTTGCTTATGTGTTAGAATACGTAGATCAGCCACGAGAAGACGATCAATGCATTAGTTGTGCAGATTGTCTGGTTTACGTAGATCCAAAATCTTGTCCGTATTTGCAAGGCACTGTGATTGATTATGTGCGGCAAGGACTCAACGAAGGATTCGAATTCCGTAATCCCAATGAACGTGACCGCTGTGGCTGCGGAGAAAGTTTTCGTGTATAACCCTAAATTTGATTACAAACCCATACCACGAGTTGTAGTAGATGGCAAGCGTTTTTATGCTACCCCTGACGGTAAAAAATTACCTTCAGTTACAACTATTTTAGACAAAACAAAAACAGAAGAAAGCAAGGCAGCACTAAACGCATGGCGTAATAGAATGGGCCATGAACGTGCCCAACAAATTACCACAGAAGCTGCCAATCGCGGCACACGTATGCACACCTATCTTGAAAAATATATCAAAGAAGGTGCGATTCCTGCCCGCGGCTCAAATCCTTTTTCTTGGCCCAGTCATGTCATGGCAGAAGAAGTCATTAACAAAGGACTGGTCAATGTATCAGAGTTTTGGGGCATTGAAGTCCCGCTGTATTTCCCGGGCGTTTACGCTGGAACCACAGACGGCGCCGGTATACACTCAAATCAAGAAAGCATCTTGGATTACAAGCAGAGCAACAAACCCAAAAAGCGTGAATACATTGAAGATTACTTTATGCAATTAGCAGCCTATGCAGAAGCACACAATGAACTTCACGGCACAAATATCAAAAAAGGCGTGGTTTTGATGTGTGTCAAACCCGACTTAGATCAGCAACATAACATTATTGGCAAGCCGCAATATCAGGAATTTGTGCTGGAGGGCACAGAGTTTGAAAAATATCGCAGCGCCTGGTGGAAAAGGGTCGAGCAGTATTACATGCTAAATATGTGATAGATTCCAAGGACTATCACTGTGGCAATTGTACAAATTTCAAGAATAACCAACCGTAAAGGTTTAGAAGTAGATCTCCCAGCACCACTGGCCGGAGCCGAGCTTGGGTGGGCAATCGATCAGCGTAGATTGTTTATTGGCAATGGAGAATTGTCCGAAGGCGCTCCAGTGGTTGGCAACACAGAAATTCTCACTGAATTTTCTGATATCCTTGCATTCAGCACAGCCTACACTTATCAAGGCCTGGCCGCAGGTTATATTGTTCAAACTGGGGCTACATCTGGAACACCAATCACACAGAGTCTACAGTCAAGACTAGACAGCTATGCAGTGGTCACAGATTTTGGAGCAGTGGGCGACGGCAGCACTGATGATACCGCAGCCATAAATCGAGCTCTGTATGAACTGTATTGCCGTGAAGTAAACACACAGATTCGTCGCAGCTTGTTTTTTCCTGCTGGAACTTACGTAGTTACAGACACAATCTTGATCCCGCCTTACTGCA